CAAGTTAAATATATCAGCGTGTTAACTGATATATTATTTTGGATTATATAAAAAAAGCATTGAGAGCAATAAGAGAATATGAGACAGCAGAGTGGTTGTTAAAAGGCAAATAAAAATGTCAAGTTAAATATATCAGCGTGTTAACTGATATATTATTTTCGATTAGTATTTTATAGCAGGAGTATTTTATAGCGGGAGTATTTTGTCTGCGTAAGCATAGAATCCCTCTATTGTTGCTTTGTCAGCCTTTATTAGACAGCGATCTAACATAGATTTGCGCAATTCTGGTTTCACTGTTTCTTTAATTTCATTCCATCGCGTTGTAATGACAGGCTCGACTGTTTCAAGATTATGCGGGTTGGCCATTAGCCAATCTCTTTTCATTATAAAAAATCTTGCCGTTACATTACATAACAATTTTACTTTCTCTTCTAATGAGGTGGCGGCACCAACTCCGGAATTAATTTGAGAAACATATTTTTCATTTGCTTCCGCTATTTCTCTTCGCTCATTAGCATGTAATCCTCCTAGTATAGAATGTATGGACTCCATTTCAAAAACAAATAGTTTGACTTTTTTCTATATTTTGTTACCTTCCATCGAATCTTAAATCAAATTTCCATCAATTTGATTTCTTAGTTTTTATATGTTTTTATATGTCTTTTAGCTATTCATTTCTTACTGTTCTTTGCTGATGGCTGCTAATCTCTTGGTTTGATGAATATGCCATTCCCGAATACATGAAGTTATGACAAAATTCCAAATAATCAAACCGGCGCCGACTAGTATCGTTGTCAATATTAACCCAAATCCAAAATATGCGAGCATCTTGGGTATTCCACCGATTTCTAATCCTGTTCGCTTATCGATAAACATTCCTTCTCGTGTTATCATCGATCCGACATATCCGATACATACTGCAGCGGGAAACAACAAAATTAGATCTCCCATCGTGTAAAAAGTAGAATAACATACGTATCTTTGAATGGAACATCTAGGACATACTTTGTCGTAATAATATTTCAGTTTTAGGTATTCAGGAATGGTATACCAGAAGTATTTCTTCTCTCCACCGTCGTAATCTTCTAAATCCGAGAATTCTTCTATCAAAGGCTCTTCTTCCTGTTGTTGCCGACGTCGTTTCTGTTGAGATTTTAGATCATTTTCTGCCTCCTGTTGGATATATTTAACTTCTAACACATACCACGAGTCATAATGGTTACACTTTATATTGTAGACTACAAAGAAAATAAAGGCTCCGAATATAAAAAGAATACTGATAATTAATACACCGCCTATCATATCCATTACAATATAAGAAAAATTATGAGATTCGAAAGGAGGATGAAATATAGTTGTATGCGAATCTGCGGATGCTTCTGCTAGAGTAATAATATGATGTCCGACAAACAGACAAGTTCCTAGTACACCAATTGAAGAAAACATAATTATACCAGACCACATAGCCAGAAATAGCAGCCATGATGCTGATAACCTCAAAAAGAATCTGATATTGCTGTCTTTAGGACTAACGACCATATTACATTGAACCATTTCGAACTTGTGTTTTTAGTTTGAAGTCATTAATTTATAATTTCGATTTTTAATTTTTCTTAATTTACGGAAATAAAACGAACAGTCGAAAAAATCACGGAACGGTAATGAGAAACTCTACGTTGAAGTACAGATCCGTGATTTTTAGGAAGAATGGTGAATCTAGATTTATAGCTACTTGTGTTATAGGTGAAGGATGGAATCAGGTACAAGAAATTCCCAGACTTATAGATATCTCTAGTATTAGTCTTTTGGATCCTAATTCAACGTACAATCTATTACAAAAAGCATTTAGAGATTACGAAGATACAATGACTCCATCTATGCCTACTGCAATCGAAATATCCCAAAATCAAAACAACTATCATGGTTTACTCGTGAAAAAGAGTCCAAATTGTGTCAGTCTCATTACCGATGAAGGTTTGATGGAAATTACTTCTCCTTATATTTTGCGATACACAAAATGTCTCCAAGGTCAGTGCGAACCGATAATTCCTCGAGTTAATTTATTGTTCTCTAATATGCCCACCAATGAAAATATCAAATTCACTGGAGATATGGAGACAGAATTGACATTCACATCCGAAGGATTTTCATGGGATGCCTCTTACAAAGCAATATTCGATTTTGACAGCGGATTGATGTCATCTCTCAGCTGTGATATTTCATGCTCCAACAAGACGGAATTATCTCTTTTAGGGGTTGAAGCTAGTTTTCTGTCAAAATCAGACGAAGGTAACAGATATAGGCATATGCCGCGAGCTATGATGTCTCAAACCACAATGGCAGCTCCTAGATTTTCATCAGAACAAACAGTAACAGGAGGAGCTATTTATAAACTAGATACATCTGTAAATATACCTGAGAGGTCGACATCTTCTTTTAATTTTGTCAAATTTCTCAACATACCAATTGTAACAATCATACGTTTCAACATCTTGGAAAGACCTAAACATCCAAATACTGTAGTAAAATTTGTTATCCCAGAGGAAATGATAGATGGTATACCTACAGGAAATACCGAATGTTGGGATGGAAAAACGTGGCTATCAAATTCCGAGATACAAATGGCTGCACCAAAAGATTCAGTAACTTTGTATCTCGGAGAAAATGCATTCATAAACATATCTACAGGTGTAATCTCAAATTTGATGGCAGAAGAAGTAGAAAACGATGAAGATGATATTTCGGATGGAAGTGTTCGTGTAGTGGGTGATCATGGTGGATATGCTGTTAGAAGATCTATTTATTATGTCTCAGTCACAGTGAAAAATAATTCTCAGAGAAAAGTAAAAGTCGTTCCGTATCATCCAAATGAAAGAAAAGTCAAAAGTCTAAAAGTTACTCAGCAAATTCCAGCTAAATCTCCGGTACTAATCAATCTTGTTACGCCTCTTGACAATTCTGACGACGATCTTGGAAACAGAATAGAGTTTGATATCCAGGAATTGGCTCCAGGCGAAGAATTCAAATTTGCCTACACAGCAATAATCTAGACTTATAACTAAGCACTTGGAGAAAAGATATGATACATAAATGCGTATCATAATAGTTTATTTGCCTAACAGACCTTTGGGTCTAAAACTCCTATGTAGTCAAATCCTTATCGAATCCTTCAAATAAAGAGAATTGTAATTAGAAGAAAGATATGATACATAAATGCGTATCATAAATTATGATAGATTAGAAGACCTTTGGGTCGAAAACTCCTATGTAATCAAATCCTTCAGATAAAGAAGGTTCTACATATGACTTATTTAGTTTGTAAAATGCAATACTGGGAATATGAAGTATTGGTTGACCATCATCGTTAAATCCTTTAGCTTCCCTTCTTTTTGCCCTTTCCATGCATTCATCAATGCCAACTTTGAATAGAACCCCGTATATTTTAACGGGTAAACGTCTAAAACTATTTTGGGCTTGAGGATTTTGATTTGGCATAACTCTACATTCTGAAATTATGTCTCGTCTTCTTTCCAAAGTAAAATTAGTAGCATCTACAATTACATTTTCACCTCTATCCAAAGCCTTTTTCAACTCTGAAACTACCTTCTTTGAAGTTTTCAATACGTCACCATTCAACCGTGTAAAATGCGAATAATAATGTTTGGCATATGAGGTTTTTCCTGAGCCAATTTGCCCAATCAGAATAATCACTATTTGAGGATTCATTGTGTTGAGAAAAGTAGGCCTGATGATTTTATTATCATTTTTGATAATAAATTTTATCGTTTTTTGTTTAATCCATTAAAAGGTGGTACCCATTGAAAATGCGCTTCCGGCGACAAAATTTGTAGAAATGTGCCCGGAAGTTATGGCAGCATGGGATTCATGACCAACAGGTACCATTGAAATATCTCCATAAGATGAATTTGGTTTAGGTGGTGCTTTTGGAAAGATCGGGATCTTAAAAGGTTCTTGAGGGGTAGGCGTAGAATAATGAGCGGATGTAAATTGTACATCCGGATGAAAAGAAGTCGCCGGTGCTGATACGTGAATGGTTGGAGCGTGAAAAGCCATTTTGAAATTGGAGTTACGATCGAAAACTGACTTTTTTGTCACCATAAAATTAAAATAAAAGTCGATTTTTTTCGTCCGATATTTTCATTGTAAAAGAAATGGTAGAACCTGTTACGATATGTATAGCCATAGCTGTTGGAATATCAACATTAATAGGAGTTTTGACTGCAAGTAGAGAATGTTATAAATCGAGATTTATGCTGTCAGCAATAGAGAATTATGACGTTGAATGTCCAGAATATCCTATATTATGGAATATACTAAGTTATTCTGATCATGTAAATAGCCGAAAAGTAAACAAACGTGACAAAAGAAAAATGAATCAAAAATCCGAAAAAGTGCTTATAATAACATGCGTTGCGGAATTCGAAGAAAAGATTGAAATTCCAGACAAGAAATCATATACTTTCGAATTAGTATCAGATCGAGATGACCTTGGTCAGCCATGTATTCGATTGATTTGTTCTAACAATGAGAAACTAGAATATTTCAGGAAGAGACTATTCGCTGACAAAATCAATCCTTCCAGTTTGCTTTTAATCGGCTGTTCCGCGAAATAAAACCATATTTCTCATGTGCCCAAAAAATATAAATGCGTAAAATAGTAAACTTAATTTAAAAGACCTATTTCTTTTAAATTATGGGCGGAAATGACCGTGAAGTAAAACTTCACAGAGAAGAGAAATACGTTGATAGAAAAGACAAAATGGTAGTAGGAGCTATATTGTGGATTATAATAATATTTATCGTCGTGGTATTTATTATGACTTTTGTGCTTTTTGGTATATCAAAAATGCTTCCTAAAAGATTACAATATATTCCATATTTCATAGTAATAGCAATTGTATTGATATGCTTCGCATATTGTAAATATACGTCAGATAAAATCATGAAACATGCAAGAGATATGATAGCCGAGGGAAGATGACATTTAAAATAAGAATTGTGTAAATTAAAAAAAAGCAAGGAATGATGCGCTTTTTGTATGTTTTTCTCCCTATATGTTATGCAACGATAGTTTATACAACACTGAATGAAGCTCCTCTTCCAGGATTCAAATTTGAAAAATTCAGACTGACAGGTAATCACAGCGATAAATATCCAGACCAACCTCCAAGTGAGTGGACGAATATGACATTTTGGACTCCTGGTTGGGGATTACCAATGCAATTTACAACTAATATCGATGGAAATCATTCTGATACCATCCCTGGCGATGTTCCCTATTATGCGGTTATAGAACAAGAAGCAAAAGTTTTTATATCGTTCATTTGGTGGACTGATAACATGGACGTATGGGTAGGACATCCATGACTGGAATATGTATAATTTATATTTTAGTAATTAAAATATAAATAAAATACATCGGAAGAAATATGGATGAGGATGTATTTATACTGCAAGGTCCTACTGCCATTAGTGAATGGTTCTCTCAGAAACTAAAGAAGCATATTTATATGCTTTCTGATACCCATGATAGATTATATGGATGCAAGGCTAAAAATGGTAAGTTTATAAATATAGATGAGCTCTTGAAAATGACTATCAAAGATAATACAGATAAGTTAATGGACTTTTATTTTGAAGCCGTTTACAGAAATAAATATGATACTAAAGTATATAATTACAAAGATTCATTTATGAGCGATGCTTTCAAAGCTTTTGAAAACTGTTTCGAGGTCAGCAAGACTAACTGCAAATACAAGAACGTAAGATTTCACTATGTCGATATCAGAGGATCCACGGATATATTATTGAATATCGATAATCTCCAAAGTCAAATAAAATCTATTAGACAGAATCCAGAAAGTGGATATACAAATACTTACATTAAAATTTTAGCCCAATATATCATGGATGAACTACCAGAACTAAAAATACTTTTTGTCGAAGCCAAAATAATGAAACAAATTAACAACATAAGAAATAGCCTCATTTATGACGGACTTTACAAATTTCTTCTTGACGAAGGACTTCCTATCTATGCTACATTAAAATCTATTTTGTCTGACATATTACAATTTAATGCAAATAATATGTCCATAGCTGAACTCGAAGATTTCTTTAGCAAATGCGAACAAGTGATGGTTAATTTCACAAGTTATATAATGGATTGTTATACTCTTGCTAGAATGTTTCGTTCATTCAAAAATACCAGGAACTCCATAACTGTTGAAGATCCCAAATATATAATTATATATGTTGGAGGAAACCACGCGAGACGTTATGAACGTTTATTAGAGTTTATAGGAATGCAACTTGTGGGAAAGAACGAAGGCGAACCAAAAATGCTAAATCCAGGAAAATCAACAGAAAAGATAGTGGCAACCAAATGTATAAGAGTTGGTCTTCGTCTCCCATTTTTCCATCATGCTCCAGATACTAAATAAAAATCGTATGTGCAAATCAAAAGAAATGGAATCTATTACATTATAAGCTTTATAATGTAAATATTTCGACAAGTGTGATCAGTATATGTCTAATAACGCTCCACTGAGCACAAAAGAATGGCCGAATCGTTCTTTTGTGTCATTGAGCATAATATTTAGATTCTTTTCTGTAACTACCATAGTATCATTTTGAATGAAATCATCGCTTACTCCATATTTCTGTTTATAGTATTCTAGGCTTCTAGACTGTGGCCCGTCGACTTCCAAAATAATCAAATTTTCGCCGTTATTAAGTCTCTGTTTTAGCTTCAAAAACTCAGGATGTTTCTTGACTGCTTCAACATACATTGGTATATAGATCTGTTTTCTGGCGTTAACATAATCTAATATAGTTGGGTCAATACTTCCATCAGGATTTGATTTCATAGAAAACAGACAATTGCGCATTGCAGATTTTCCAACTGGATACCTGTTAGGTTCTTGAACTAGCATCCCAGCTTTTCTCCATTTTAAGTATTCTGGCCTTACTTGCAATGAAGTTATTGTTCCTTTAGAATCTCGAGTTATATCAACATGTTTTTCTTCCGGCCATTTCCAAATGATAGTTCTGTCGTATCGGCTTCTAGTTTCACAAGCTTCAGGTACGTACTCATAGACCTTAGAAAATTGATAATATCCTTCCATTATAACTGCGACAGCCGGATCTTCTGGTTTGCTATCAGGAAATTTTACTGGTACGGTTATACAATAAGGAGATAACATACCATACTCCGTACTTTGTGTCAAACATATAATTGGAGTGAAACCAGGAAAG